TTAGACCTTATGACTTTGGTACAGATGCTATAGAAAGACAAAGAATAGCACCTCCCCTTTCTATGTTGGATGCAGACTTTGAGTATGGATTGCAGCCAACAAAATGGGCTGCAATAGGTACACTACGAGGATATCCTTCTATATATGAAGTACCAGGCACTGATACTGAAGTAAAATCAATGGTTACTGATGCAAGTGCTGGAACAAACGGAGTAGGGCAATCATTGATTACTGTTACAACGGTTACAGCTCACGGATTTTCAATTGGAACTCCTATTACCATAAAGGCACTAGAAGATTCTATAATAGGAGCCGCTAGAGCAGAAGGGTCGTTCGTAATTAACAATGTACCTAGCACAACAACATTCACTTATTATGCAAAATCTAAAGTAGGCACAAGCAATGGTCAAGTTTTATCTAATACGTACACTCAACTCAGGCAAGCAGGCTTTTATACTGGTGCTTCTATTGGTAGTCCGGAGTTTATTGTTTTAACTAATGGTGCGGCTGGAACTGTAGTATCTGAATTAATTATAAGCGCAGGCAGTACAATTATTCCATATGATGGTTTAACTCCAGGAATTGGATCACCAGTTAATTTAGCAAGTTTTATTCCTACTGGAGCACAAGTTACTGGTTATAGAGATACAAGTTCCGGAGGAGGTACCTACATAACTCCAGAGATTAGCGGAGATTTTCTTAATTTAACTGATACTATAACAGTCGTAGACCCTACAGGAATAGTTTTAGATTTAGCCATAGACAGAGGAGACGGTGTTGCTATATATGTAAATTCAATAGTCGGTAACTCAATTACTTTTACAGATCCATTCGTTATTCCTATAATAGGAAATTCTGTATCATATGATAGTATTTCAGCCCAAAATGTATTTCCAACAGGTACCGATGCAGTATTTACAATTGCTAGGACAGGAGGAGCATACTCAGTAACTATAATAAGTGACGGTTCTGGTTATAATAGCGGTGACAAAATAAATATACCAGGTACTTTCGTTGGAGGTTTGTCTCCTACGCATGATTTATTACTAACAGTTAATACCACAATTTCAACAGGTTCTATTGATACATTCAGCCAAGCAGGAACAGCTTTTGATGGAACTGGATTAACAACTGTAACTGCACCTCCAGCCGAAGGAGGACAAGGATCTGGAGCAATATTTGATATTACTTTATCAAATAGTAGTTATACCGCAATTTTAAATCCATCTGATGACAGTACTGGATACACTCCAGGAGATAAAATTGTATTTGACGGAGCTACTTTTGGTGGAACGACTGGTACAAATGATGCATCAATTGTTATAAACACAATACTCAGTAGTGGAGCAATTGATACTTTTACAATATCAGGAACAGGTCCTGATGCAGTTGGATCCTTTCCTTCCCCACCATTTGCTAATGTCACAACTATTGCAGGTATAGATGCGGTTTTTGATGTTACATTTACTGGCACAACTTACAACGCGACTATTTTTAATCCAGGTATAAATTATCAAAATGGAGATCTTTTTACTATATCTGGCGCAGATTTAGGAGGTACAAGTCCCGCAAATGATTGTCAAATATCAGTTACACAAGTAGATCCACAAAATGGAGCAATTCAAACTTTTTCAGTGTCAGGGACTGCAATTAATTCTGTTACAATACCTTTCCAATCTGGTACGAATATAATAGGATCGGGATTAATATTAGATGTTACGCTAAATGCTGGTCAATATACTGTTGCAATTAATAATGCAGGATCTAATTATACTGCTTTACAACAAATAATAATACCAGGGTCTTTAGTTATAGGGCAAGATGGAATAAATGACTTAACGATAATAATTAATACAGTAGATACAGCAGGATCTGTTTTAACATTAACTGAATCAGGAACAGCAGCTGGAGGGACTGGTACATACTACGAAATTGCTGGAACAAATGTACCGCCTTTTGGAAGTGGTGCATTATTTAACATATTACGCGAAAACAACGATTATACAACAATCACCCTACAAAATGGCGGTAGTCAATATCAACAAGGGGATAGACTAATAATTCTTGGAAGTACACTAGGAGGCGAAACTCCTCTAAACGACATTGAAATAAGTATATCTACAGTTAATGCAGGCACAGTTACTGGATTTACAACCAATTACATAGAAGCCGCACATGGATCAATCTTAAACTTAATTAGTACATTTAGTATATCCGAACAAACTTTATCTCAAATAGCAAAAAATACATCAATAACTTTTGATGCTTTAGCAACCTTAGAAATAGAGTTTCCTTATGCTCATGGTTTAGTTCCAGGAGATACTTTTATAGTTGATATTAGTTCAGACGATGGAGTTAATAATCATATTTTTGCAAATGGATCTTTTTTTGCTACATCGATACCATCTATTTCAAAAGTTCAATATCAAGCAAGAGCTGCTGCAAATATAGATGACAGTGTAGATGCAATACAAGGAACAGTTTATCCTCGACCAGACTCTTTTTTTATTCATAGACCATACGATGGTGGTGTACAATTAGGTACAGGTGGTCCTCAGCACGGAGCACAAGCAATACGCCAAAGTAAAAAATATATAAGATATCAATCTGGTAAAGGTATAATGTATACCACAGGTGCTCTATTTGCGCCTAGCTATGATTTACGATCAGTGCAAGCAGCAGGTATAGAGAGAAATAGTTTAATCACAGTTGTTACAGATGATAATGATCATGGATTACAAGAAGGTGGAATAGTTAGATTATCAGGAATTATTACTGAAGGATTTAATAGCGGTTCTCAAACTGCAGTACCACCTGAATTTGATTATACTGTAGTCAACATTATAGATGAAAGAACTTTTCAAATACGATCACAAAGAAGATTAGGAGCTACGTCTGCGGTGCTTTCAAGTACTGCTCAAGTTTCTGTAGTATCTTGGCATGGAGCAACGGTTAGATCTGGTATATTCGATGATCAAAACGGAATTTTTTGGGAATTTGACGGAACTCAAATTTCTGTTGTACAAAGGACTGGTACAAAGCAACTTTCAGGAACAATAAGTATAGGTGTAGATTCGAATCTATTACAAGGAATTAATACTAAATTTACACAGCAAATTACCGCAGGTGATAGGATCATTATTAAAGGAATGACGCATACTGTATCTAATATTGTAGATGATGTAAATTGTTATATAACTCCTGATTTTAGAGGAGTTACTTCTATTACTGCTGCAAAAGCTTCATTAATCATAGATAAAAAGGTAAAACAAAAAGATTTTAATATAGATAAACTTGATGGAACTGGACCAAGTAGATATGACATTGACATAACTAAAATGCAAATGATTGGAATCCAATACAGTTGGTATGGAGCAGGATTTATTGACTTTATGTTGCGCGGATCAGACGGAAATTTTATTTTTGCACACAGAATGCGTAACAGCAACGTTAATACAGAAGCATTTATGAGATCTGGAAATTTACCGGTTAGATATGAAGTTACAAATGAAGGACCTCCAGGAAAATTGGCAGAAAATATGACAATATCTCAACTAACAATACCATTATATGATTCCAGTTTCTTTCCAACTTCAGGTTATGTTTATATAGATAATGAAATAATTTATTTTGCAAATAACAATAAAGATACGAATACATTAACCGACTGTATACGAGCAACAGATTTCCAAAATTTCCAAGCTGGAGCTAACAGAACTTACAGTGCAGGTATAGCAGCAACACATAGCGCAGACACAGGTGTAATATTAATTTCGCAAACAATTACTCCTTTAATAAGCCATTGGGGTAGTGCATTTCTAACGGATGGTGGGTTTGATGAAGACCGTGGATACATTTTTTCTTATACTGAAACAAGTCTACCTGTTGATAACATAAAACGAACAGCATTTATGATAAGACTTGCCCCTAGTGTTTCTAATGCTATTATTGGAGATTTAGGAGAAAGAGAATTATTAAATAGAGCACAACTTTTGTTACAAAGTTTAGAAATTACATCAGACGGATACGATACATCAAATAATCCTATAACTGGAGGCATTGTAGTTGAGGGAGTAATTAATCCTCAAAATTATCCATCAAATCCAGCGAATGTTGTATGGAACGGATTGTCTAACGTAGCTCAAGGAGGACAACCTAGTTTTGCTCAGATAGCATCCAGTGGAGGTATTACATGGACAAGCGGCACGCAGTCAGTTAATGTAAATATAACTATTATTTCTGATATATCAGTTTCTGTAACTTCAGCTGAATTTAATAACGATAATCAATGGAGAATAACTCGATCAAGTTATGATGCAGCTGAACCTCTATTAGGAGGTTCAGTTGCAGGAGGAAGTATTAGTAGTAATAACATTTGGCAAAATGTAACAAGCACATTAAGTAATGTTGGCAGAATTAGGCAAAATACTGTAGAGGTTACAGTTACTGATGACCCTACGCTGAGCATGCCTTCTGGTACAGTAACTTCATTTACAGTACAAGGTACAATATCTAATGCAAGTTATGCATATTTTACAAAAGCATCAGTTGACACTGGAGGTGTAAAAGTAGGAGATAATGTAGCAGGTACTGGAGGTGTCACATTTCCTGCAAACTCGCAAATATCAAGTATTCAAGCAAAACAACACGGTAGCACTGAGTTCTATCAAGTAAACTTTAATAATTCATTTAGCGGTACATTAACCCCAGGAAACAATGTAGTTGTTACACAAGAAGCTCCTTCTTTTGCTCAACCTGGTGAAACTGTATTTTCGTTAGTATCTGTTCCAGGTGAAAGAGCAGTAGCTGATTTTAAAGAGCTAAAAGAATTAACGAACACTCCATTAGGAGGACGAGGTACTTATCCAAATGGACCAGATGTTCTAGCAATCAATATTTATAAAGTAGGTGGAACTGCAACGTCAGCAAATATCCAATTGCGCTGGGGAGAAGCTCAAGCTTAATTTGAAGGTATTATTCGATGATAATCATCTAGCAGGTCTGGTGTGCTTACCTCAGTTAAACTAGAATTATCAATTAAGCATTCTAATTGATGAGGGGTCAATGGATCAATAGACCAAGTTTCGCCTTCTGTTAGTGTTTTTTCTAATACTTCTGCAGTATCTGTTTTTATCCATTTAATCTTAAAAGATCCTGAGTTAATAAACCAAGTTTTATTTTTTTTAGTGTGAAATAACATACTTGTTTTATTTCCGGCTTGTCTAAAAACTATTATTTTACCACAATAATTTTCATTACTTGCCCAAATTAGCTCATACCCCCAGTTCTTATCTAACACACCTTCATTTGATATCATATTTACACCAATAAATCTATTATTTTAAAAACGGTTTCTAATTTTTTTACAATTATTCTGTTTGCTAATGTATTTTTTAATCCGTGATGTAATGGTTTTGGCCATCTTGAAAAAGATACCCACGCAAATCCGTCATGTTCTTCATTTAAATTTGGTAAAAATATTTTGTGTACTAAACAAACATAAGTATGAAAAGAAAATTTGTTGTCAACACTTACAAATGTTTCAAGCGGAATAGCTTTAAAAATCGTTTGTTCACCAATTTCTTCTACTATTTCTCGTTCAAGAGTTTGCCAAGGTCGTTCTTGATTTTCGGATAAACCGCCAACCAACCCCCAAACATTTTTATGTTTGCCTTTTGCTCTATGCAAGAATAAAAATTTTTTATTGTCAATTGCATAAAATAATGCACCACTACATATTATTTCACTCATAATAGTAGTTATACTAAAAAACTATTCTCCAAGATCCTTGTGGATATTCACCTTCATAGGAAAGCAACCATTCGCCATTTAAATACTTATATTGTATACCTGTGTTTAAATTTGTCGTATATATTACTTGCTCATTAGACTCGCTAGCATCAAAAATCACACTCCATTTTGTTCCATTCCATTCTATAATGTCATTTGCACTTGCTATAAAGTCAGTTCCGTCATTATTTTTCCATGCATCTGCACCATCTGTGTTAACCACGTCGCCTATTGATTCGTCTATTAATAACAATCGTAGTCCAGGCTCTTTAATAGTTGTTGGATTAGTTTTTAACGGATCAATTATAAAATGTATTTTATTTGAAGCAGTAAAATCGCTAGTTAAAACTGTATCTCCAGGAATAGTATCAACATCCCAATTTATAGATACTTCGTGTGGAGATTGATCAACTAAACTAATTGTTCCTATTATTTCACCATTAAAATCAGATCTAACAAGTCTAAGTTCTGTAATGTCATTTTCAAAAGGTTGAGGGTATAATTTTAAATATTCCACCCAAGACGCTTTTGCTTGAAATCCATTTTTTAAAAGTTTTGCAGTGTTATCTCGTATCAATAAGCCAAAATCTAATGGAGTTACATTTACTAATGCATCTGCGTCTGCTTTTTTTATTATTGCAGTATGTTGGCTAAGTAAATTACCATCATCGTCTGTAGAAATTTTATCTTTTATGTCTGCTTTTGCTCTATTATCAATATAAGCTTGTAAATTTGGTACAGCTAAATCTAAATCAATAGTACCTTGTTCTTCATTAAAGATGCTTGTGATAATACTTGTTATTACACCTAATTTTTTAACTTTTACTGGAGGACTTATATAAATAGGAGTTGAAAAAGTTAATGTAGCAATATCTATTTCAGATTCAGTGCTATTACCTATAGTTCTACTTGACCATGATACACTTTCTAAATAAATTACACTTAAACTTGTCCAATCAACAAAATTGTCATTAGTTTGCAGTTCTAAGCTTGGATTAAACAAAACTAAAATTTGTTCTAAAATTTGCAATTTCTGTTCAGTGTTTGAAGACCATATATCAACATTTATTGTTAAATTATAAGGTGTAGGCATTAAACGTTCTATAGTATAACCTTTACCGTTATAATTATCATATTCATTAGTTTCAGAATTAAATGCTCTTTCTTTAATATTTAATTTACTTACATATGTACTATCTGCTAATCTTTGTCTATCTAGTTCTAAATTAGTTACATATACTGCCATTCTCGGACAACTCGGTAATTTATTTTCGCTATTATCCCTAATTACGCTACCTACTTGTCGTGATAAATCTCCGTACATCACAGGTATTGGCGTAATTACACCTTCAATATCTTTATATGAAAAATTACTTAAAAGTCTTATTGCTTGAGTTAGGTATCTTCTAATTTGTCCATCATAAAAATGTTGTGCCATTTTATCCCTTACATGTTGTCTGATCTAGGCTTTAAAGCTTTGCTCAAACTCTGTCTTTCTTTTACAATTTCTCCATCTATTACGTTCTCATTAGTATTATTAATAAATGTAAATTTTTGTGTTGCACGATCGTCTGTATTGGTAAGTGTCATTCTAACTGAGTCTTCTATTTTTTTCCAAGATGTACCATTAAACCTAAACAATCTATTTGGAAACATATCTGTCCTTAAATAATAATCGCCTTCAATACTACCATTAGGAAATTCGATACCAATACCAAACACTTCTCCATTAGGTGGATATCCGTCTCCTAATAAGTATCCAATATACCCATCTCTTTCTGGAGTTTGCATAACACGATCTGCTAACTCATTTTGAGTGCTTGCATCTAAAGAACTAAAATCAGCAGTCACAATAGAAACGTTACCTTGATCATTTTTAGTTAAAGTGAAAAAATGTCTTGTTTCATATCCACTAAGTGGTGTATCAGCTTCTGCTTGTTGTATAACAGCAGTATTAATTTCTAATTCTTTAGTAAATGTACTCAACAAGTCTCTTAACGTTCCGTCTTCTGGTACATCTTCATTTGCTGAATTATTTAAAATATCTTTATATTCTTGACCATCTACTATTTGTTTCAATTTTAATCGATATAAATGTGGATACCAAGTTGGACTAAACCCTTCTACAGCTCTAGTAACTTCTTCTACTACATAAAATTTTTTAATTGCAGTACTAAATTCATTTAAACCGTACTCATCTCTGAGATGCGGTAATTCAATTACATCACCTGCAATGATTTTTCTTCCTAAAATTTTGATAGAACTTGTAATATGTACAGTCATGATAATCGTATCGTTTGATAAAAACAAACCAAACTGTGATAAATTGTAATCAATATCTTGTAAAGTATACACACCTCGCAAGACATAGATATCATCGTCATATTTCCTATCACGATTTTCTAAAAATAGCAAATCTTGTATATTTGTTTCAGCAACAGCGTTATAATTAGGTGTAGTAGGAGTTGAATCTTCTTCAGATGTATTTTTAGGTCCTAAATATTTGTGAACAAAAATATCTGTACCTCCTACAGTGAACATTTCAAATATTCTGTTGTCTATAAATTTGTAATCTTGTCCTTTTTCAGGTTTATATAATGATAATCTTGGCATGTATATATTTATCGTCAGATAAATATAATAGGAGAATTGTAAAAATGGAAAAAAATAGCTTAAAAAAACAAGAAATATTTGATTACGTTCACACAATGTTAGGCGGAGGAATGGTAGATGTAGAACTAGATCCTATTCATTATGAAACTGGACTATCAAAGGCTTTGAGCAGATTTAGACAAAGATCAGAAAATAGTGTCGAAGAAAGTTATATTTTTATGGAAACTATCGAAGATGTAAACGAATATTTTTTGTCTAAAGAAGTGATAGAAGTAAGGAAAATCTTTAGAAGAAGTATTGGTTCTAGATCAGGTGGAGGTGACGGTGGTAGTATATTCGAACCATTTAATCTAGCATACACTAACACTTACTTACTTGCAAGTTCTAATATGGGTGGATTAGCTACCTACGATCTATTCAGCCAGTATCAAGAATTAGTAGGAAGAATGTTTGGTAGTTTTATAGAATTTAAATGGAATAGAACTACCCATAAACTTACAATTCTACAAAGACCTAGAACCAAAGAAACACTACTGCTAATGTGTTATAACCATCGACCAGATGATCAGATTTTAGATGATTATTTAGCCGTACAATGGGTTAAAGATTATACCCTTGCAGCATGTAAACATATGTTAGGCGAAGCTCGATCTAAATTTGGAACAATTGCAGGGCCACAAGGTGGCGGACAACTAAATGGAGATGCATTAAAGACAGAAGCACAAGCAGAAATGGAAAAATTAGAAACTGAAGTTGCAACAGCAGTACCAGGTGGAACCGGATACTCATTTATCATAGGTTAAATTAAAAATCTGGAGTTAGATCTCCTTGTTTCCATTTAATACCTTCTTTACACATTATACGTTGACAATTCGCACATATAGTTTTTAGATTTTTAAAACTATTATTTTGTAAATTTCCATCTACATGATATACGTTAAATTGTTCGTCATGTTTACTTTCAAAACTACATTTGTCACAACGAAGTTTCTTTTCATATCCAGAAACCTTCCACAATGGAATCCCCTTAGCAATACCATTTGAACCTAAACATATTTCACATTTTTTTCTGTAATAAATTTTATTATTTTTTTTATAATTTATTGCAGCAGGCCTAAACCCGCAAATACACATTGGACGCATAATTTTATTTACCTTTTTATCCCCTTTCATAGTATAGCGCAAATTGGTATTTTTACCAAAAAATGGTAAATACTGTAGAAGATTATTAATAGGAGAATTTAAAATGGCTTTAGTATCACCAGGTGTCCAGGTTACGGTTGTAGATGAAAGTTTCTATACCCCGGCGTCTCCGGGCACTTTACCTATGATTTTTGTTGCCTCTCGTGCAAATAAATTGAACGGCGCTGGCACTGGAACAGCACCAGGAACACTTGCTGAAAATATAGGAACCCCTTATTTAATTACTTCGCAACGGGATTTAGTTGATACATTTGGAGATCCAATTTTCCAAATTGATAATAACAATAATCCTATACATGGAAGTGAATTAAATGAATATGGACTACAAGCAGCATATTCATATTTAGGTATAGCAAATCAAGCTTTTGTAGTCAGAGCAGGTATTGATTTAGGACAGTTAGAAGCAACCGCAACAGCTCCTGCAGATTCACCACCTGATGGAACTTATTGGTTTGATACTGCAAATACATTATGGGGCATTCAAGAATGGAATGGCGCAAGCGTTCTTAATGGAGGACAAAATTTCACAAACAAAGTACCTACAGTTATAACTGATACAACAGAATTAAATGATGCAGGTAGTTTAGTAGCAAATGGATTCGAAGGACCAGCACCCTCGCCGTCAGTTGGAGCTATTGGAGAATATGCAGTAGTTGCAACTACTACATTAAATAGAATTTATTATAGAAATAATGCAGGAACATGGGTTTTAGTAGGTAGCGATGCATGGACAAAGAGTTGGCCAACAATTACTGCGGCAAATCCTAACCCTACCTTTCAAGCAGGCGGAGCTATTTTAATTAATGGCACATCAGTTTCTATTGCAGGGTCTGATACGGTAAATGATGTTGCATTAACCATCAACACATTAGCAATACCTGGCGTTTCAGCAGCAGTTGTAGCCAGTAAATTAGAATTGTACAGTGATGGCACAAGCAGTGCAGCAGAAGATAGTACACAAAGTGGAGAAATTTTTATTGGTGGTGACACAACTAGATTAGAAGAGTTAGGCATTACTGCTGGAACATATTACTCTCCTTTACTACAAATTTCGAAGCATACTCAAGTTCCTGAATTTAAAACAACAGATGTAGTGCCTAGACCAACTGGTTCAGTTTGGGTTAAAACCACCACACCTAATTTAGGTGCAAAATACAATGTTAAAAAATGGAATAATGCATTACAAACATGGCAAGCTGTTGCTTTAGATGTTTATTTGTCTAATACAGATGCTTTGTATCAAATGGATAGAACCGGTGGAGGATTAAATTTATTAGCAGGTGATTTGTATGTACATGCAAATGTTGCTGAAGATACAGTTCCATTAGCTACATTTAAGCTTATGAGACGGACTGGATTAGCCCCAACAACTATTTCTACAAGTACAATAACTGGATTAGGTACTGGCCAGTTTTCATTTACACTTAGAGCCAGTCAGCCTGGCGAAATTGGAATTGGAGATGAATATACCATTACAAGTACATTTACTAATTCGTCGTCAGATAGCTTAGTATTAGCTGGTTCAGTAAACAATGCAGGTATACCGAATGTAACTGCAAAAGTAGTTACTGGAAACAAAGTTGTATTTCAACATGAAAAAGGTGGGGAAATAAGATTTTCAGACATAGGTGGATCTCCAGCATTTTTAGCAACAATGGGATTATCTGCAGATACTACCCAAAATTTAAATTATGCCCCAGGTACAGATGGAGACACAAATCCTTTAAGCCTTCAAGGAAGTTTATGGGCAGTTTTAACATATACAGCAAGTGATACTGAAGTTACAGCATTAACAGCAAATGATTCGTTATGGTACAACAGTATTGTAGATGAGCCAGACATCTTAGTCCATAATGGAAAAGAATTTGTTGGTTATTTGTATCCAGGGCAAGGAGGTCAATCAGTTACTCCAAGTCCGTATTACAATGCTGATAGCGATTTACAAACAGATCCAAATGGACCAATAGTAGGTGCAACTGTACCAGTTAAACAAAGTGATGGAACAGAATTAAGAAGTGGCGATCTATGGATTGATACGTCAGATATTGAAAATTATCCAAAACTTTACAAATTTAACGAATTGCGACAGGATTTACCTGTTGAGGCAAGATGGTTTTTAGTTGATACCGGAGATCAAACTACCGAAGATGGTATATTATTTGCTGATGCTAGATATAATACTGCAGGTAGTAATAGTGATAAACCAGGCGATATTAGTGATTTACTTTATAGTGACTATGTAGATGTAGATTCACCTGATCCTGCATTGTATCCTAAAGGTATGTTGTTATTTAACTTACGCAGAAGTGGATTTAATGTTAAAAAATATCAAAGAAATTACGTTGACACTGCAAAAAGAAATATACGTTACAATGATCAATCTATGGAGTCTTATGCACGAGACAGATGGGTAACTGAATCAGGAAATCAACCAGACGGTTCAGGATCATTTGGCAGAAAAGCTCAAAGAAAAGTTATTATTCAAAGCATACAAGCATTAATTAATGCTAATCAAGATATTAGAGACAACGAAACTAGATTATTTAATTTAATGGCTTGTCCTGGTTATTCTGAATGTATTGGCGAAATGGTTTCATTAAATTATGATAGAGGATTAACAGCATTTATTGTTGGTGACTCTCCATTTAGATTAGAACCAAATGGTACTATTTTAAATAATTGGGCGTCAAACGTTAATTTAGCATTAGAAGACAATGAAGTAGGCTTAACAACAACAGATCCTTATTCTGCAATATTTTATCCAAGTGGTTACACAAGCGATAATTTTGGAAATAATGTAGTTGTTCCTGCAAGCCATATGATGCTAAGAACTATGGCTTTAAGTGATCAAGTAGCTTATCCTTGGTTTGCTCCGGCTGGCACAAGAAGAGGTAATATAACAAATGCATCTGCTACAGGATATATTACATCAGAAGGAGAATTTAAAAGTGTATCTTTGAATGAAGGTTTACGAGATATATTATATGCAAACAGTGTCAATCCGATAACATTTTTAACAGGTATAGGTTTAGTAAACTTTGGGCAAAAAACAAGACAACTTGTTGCAAGTTCATTGGATAGAATAAATGTTGCCAGACTTGTAATTTATTTACGACAGCAACTAAACGTTTTAGCAAAACCATATTTGTTTGAACCAAATGATAAAACTACAAGAGACGAAATTAAAGGTGCAGTTGAAACTTTAATGTTAGAACTTGTTGGATTACGAGCTTTATACGACTTCTTAGTAGTTTGTGATGAATCAAATAATACACCTGCAAGGATTGATAGAAATGAGCTATATGTCGATATAGCAATTGAACCAGTAAAAGCAATTGAATTTATTTATATTCCATTGAGATTGAAAAATACTGGTGAGATATCAGGGCTATAATATAGCTAAATATAATTATATTAGGAGAAATTAATGCCAACAGCTAGTTTAGCACATATGTCAGTAAGAGTAGACGGAACCAATCAAACTTTATTGATGCCTAAATTACAATATAGATTTAGGGTTAAAGTTTCTGGTTTCGGAACATCTGCTCCTCAAACTGATCTAACCAGACAAGTTGTCGATGTAACACGCCCCAGTGTAAGCTTTACAGATATACCTGTTGATGTTTATAATTCAGTTGTGCATATTGCTGGAAAACACTCATGGGATCCGCTTACACTAAACTTACGAGATGACGCTAATAAACAAGTACAATTATTAGTTGGTCAGCAAATTCAAAAGCAATTTGATTTTTATGATCAATCTAGTGCATATTCTGGACAAGATTACAAGTTCAGAATGTATATTGAAATTTTAGACGGTGGAAACGGCACAAAAGCAGCTACTGTTTTAGAAACATTTGAAGTACTTGGTTGTTATATTGAAAGCGCAAATTACAACTCATTAGCATACTCAGCTTCAGAACCTGTAACAATTACATTATCTATTAGATTCGATAATGCACTTCAAACTCCACGCGAAACTGCTGGTTTAGGAGTTGCAGTTCAAAGAGCATTGGGTACAGCTATTACAAGTGCTTAATATTTAGGAGCATCATGAGTGTAGTAAACGCTCTTTTAGATAATCTAGGTGGTGTCTTCAATCCAAAAGGAAATCTTGCAGATTGGAGACACGGTGCTAGAACATTTATAGATAACGGATATAGGCTAGCACCAAAGTCTAAATTTCTGTATCACGTATCCTTCACCTTCTCACTTGCCGCATTAGGACAATTCCCAAAATTTAATCAAATAGGAAAATTAGAGACAGGAATACTTGTAAAACAAGCAGATTTACCTAAATATACTGCTGCGACTGAAACGTTGAAACAGTATAATAAAGTTAATTATGTTCATACTGGAATTAATTACGATCCTATAACTATTACATTTTATGACGACAATTTAGGTCTAACTTCTGAATTAATGGAAATGTACTATAGATTTTATTTTAATGATGGGAATTACGTTTTAAATAATGCTGCATATAACAAAGGTGCTGCTGCAGACATGTTTAGGCTGCAAGAAAGCGAGCATTTCAACTACGGTGTTAGGAGCGATCAAAATACAAACTTTTTTGATAAGATAGAAATAAGTCAACTTACAAGAGGAGATTACACTACATTTACTCTTGTCAATCCAATTGTAGAAGCATTTGGCCATAGTGATGTTGCATACGCAGATGCAGGCGGAACAACTGAAAATAGAATGACAGTAAAGTACGAAGCAGTATGGTATACAAGAGGAAAAATTGCTGTGGGTGCAAATGGTAATCCTAAAAACTTTGGAGCAATTGGTTATGATAATGTACCTAGCCCAATTTCATTATTAGGCGGAGGAGCTATAAATGCGTTAGGGCTAGGAACTGCAGTAGGAGATTTAATAGGTAATGCAGATAGTAGAAATCCTTTAGCAACAGCCTTAGGCGCTGTAAATCTAATAGGAAATGTCCAAAAAATAGGCGTTTCAGGCGCAATTGAACAAATTGGCGGAGGTGTTATAGGCCAACTTGAACAAGGTAGCGGAGTTGGAGGATTAGTAGGAGGCATAATACCAGGATTATAATATGTCAGATTTACCAGCTCGACCAAAAAAATCAGAACAAAAAGTTGTAGAATTTTTTGACTTTTATTACGTAAACAAGTTAGAATTTGCAGCAAATGAATTTGATGCTGTGGTTGGATTTTTTATAAAAAAGAATTTTCAAAAAACAGCAGCAATAAGTGTTGCCCAGGTAGTTTTAAATCAAGCGAAACTTGATAATGTGCCTGTGTTTTCAATCTTAGATACATTGTCTGGATACGATAAAATTCAGTTAAGTGTATTAGTAACTACTATTTTGAATAAACAACGAGATCCTACATCAAAATTAGGATATTTTACTCCAGAATCAGGAAATCAACTCGAGGCGAGAAATATAATTGAATAATGTCAAAATTTGCCCAAGGAAAATATTTCATAAAAAACCCCAATAAATATTTAGGAAAGAATGCACCTACTTATAGAAGTAGTTGGGAATTTACTTTTATGAAATTTTGTGATGAAAATTGTCACATAAAATCATGGGCTAGTGAATCAGTTAGAATACCTTATAAAAATCCCATTACTAATAAACAAACTATATATGTACCAGATTTTATTATCCAGTATCAAGATAAAAACGGAAATACACGGACAGAATTAATAGAAATTAAACCATCGTCACAATCACTAAAAGAACATTTAGGTAAAAACAAATACAATCAAGCTCATTACATTGTAAATCAAGCAAAATGGACTGCAGCAAAACAATGGTGCGATCAACACAATATTTGTTTTAGAATTATTACAGAAAAAGACATATTTCATTCAGGATCAAAAAAATAATATCTCAATTTAAATCTATTAAATAATTAATAAATTTATTTTTGGGATTGTTATGACAAAAAAATTAGAAGATCTATTAAACTTACCAGAATCTAAAGATATTATTGAAGAAAAAAATAAGAAAAAAAAGTATAAGACTTCTACTGTTACACAGCAAAAAATTACAAATATTGAAGAAATAGATAAAATATCTGCTGCATTACCTTTGGTCAATGGCTTAGGTGATATGGGAGATACTGAACTAGACGAAGTTTCAGAAAAAGCTATGCAGGCATATGAAGATTTAATGGATTTAGGAATGAATGTAGAAAGCAGATATAGTGGAAGAATTTTTGAAGTTGCTGGACAGATGTTAAAAACTAATCTAGATGCTAAAACAGCTAAATTAGATAAAAAACTTAAAATGGTAGAATTACAACTGAAAAAAGAAAAACTTAATTCTGATAATTCAAATAGTAATAATGTCTTAGAAGGAGAAGGGTATATTGTTACAGATAGAAATAGTTTATTACAAAAACTAAAAAATATAGATAAATAGATAAAAAATAGGATGTTATTATGAAAAATCTTCAACAATATATTATTGAATCAACAAAAACTTATTCTTTTAAAATTAAAGCAGCAGGCGAATTACCAGAGAATTTTGAAGATAAGTTAGAAACTGCTTTAAACAAATATCAAATAGTCAACTTTAGTAAAGGATCTAAAACTCCTATAACTGAAAAACCGTTAGATTTTCCTCAATTGCAAAATTGTGAAGTTACCCATTTTGATGTAGAATTAAATTACCCTACAACTAATGGAGTTTTAGAAAGTTATTTAACTTTAGAATTAGGATTTCCTGATACTCATCTTTTAGTTAGAAATGAAAACGATCCATTAGAAGAAGTAAACACTATAGACAATGACAAAGATAAAACATACGAAACACTTTTAACAAAAGAAGACTTAGGAGGCGAATCAGGTCAGGATAGTGTTGGAGCAAAAAGAGTAATGGATTTATTAAAAGAACTTGAAAAAGTTAAAAAAGAAAATGAATTTGATCCAATTAAAGGAATTTCTGCTCCTAAGGACTAATTAATGGCTGCTATAGATAAATTACCTGCAATTGAAAAAGAAGTTAAAAAACTTCCTACTCTATCTTCGTCCTTAAATCCAAAAGATCTTTTACAATATATCATAGATGGTGAAGAAAGAGTAAGAGATCTTGACGATTTTACAACAGACGAGACTTTCTTAGCTACAGAATACTATGCTTTAGTTGCAGCAGAATACGGATTACCTGCTTTTTTTATGCCCGACGGAACTATTGTTGACGCCGAAACTGTAGATGACGACGGATACCACTTAACCTTTAGTAGTAATAAAAGGCTAAATGACAAAGAAAAAGAGTGGTTGCGCCAACAAAATGAAATTGGTTTAGTTCCCGATTATATTGCAGATGAAGAATACTTCCAAGATATTATGGCAGAGCCATCTATAAAATCCCAACATCAAGAAGAAGAAGAACCAGAAGAAGAACCAGAACAGAATTATGATACTGAAGCAGAAAGAGAAAAAAATAGAGCAGTTTTCGAAATAATTAAACCAATTGGACCTAATGAAAATGATTATCAAGGAGTATTAGTTAAAGGATTTAAAGGAATTGGTGTAGGAGAATATTACGGCCTATGGGACACATACGAGCCTGAAGATAGAGTTTTACGCCTTTGCCCAAAATTAAATCCCAAAACTACAGCAGATGAATTAGAAAATTATGAAATATTTAATTATTATCCAACTCCTCGATATCAAGAATTTGCCTACGGAAAAACTGGAAAATTTTATTTACGAAGTAAACGAAAAGTAAGTGATCCTGCAGTAGAGGAAACTAGAGAAGCTTTAATAAGACTGTTAGGTTTAATACAAATTAACAAAGTTAAAAGCACAAAAATTGATAATGAAAAATATCAAGATGAAGATGCCTATATAACACAGTTATTTGCACAAATTGATCCAGAAGAAACTAATATCAACTCGTTATTTGATATACAACCTGACATGCCAAAATCTATTAAAGATAGATTAAACATAATAAAAAGAGGTTTACTAAACAAAAAAAGAAAAACATATAACATTGACGGAAAAGATATTTCAATTGATTATAGAAATGCAAATGATTATATTGAATTATATAAAAATCTGCGTTTAAAACTTTCTGGTATGGATGCACCTTTAAAAGATAATATAGAATTTAAATCTGTGTTTGGCAACTTGGCTTTCTTATTAAATGAAAAGAGATCTGCACAAGTAAAAGAATGGGAAAATACCTTAAAAGAGATTGAAGATGCTTTTAAAGATGCTTTTAAACAAAATAGGATAAGCCCAAGACAAATGTCTTATTGGGATAGGACTTTTAATTCCGGAAAATATAGTGAAATAAAAGGTAGATCTAAATTTGCACCAGAGCTTAGTGGTGATAGAAACTCAAGATATGTCTATATAGATCCTAAAACAGCATTGTATATTACAGGGGTAAAAAGAAGTGATCTCTATATAGATAGAGAAAAAACAACAGAAGAAGGATACACTGTAGTAACAAAAAGAGCAAATGGGAGCATGAAGCGAGCATTCAATGCAAATCAAATTGGATACAAAGGAAAAGATTTAGATAGAATGCCATACGGTAAAATTAAAAAATACTTAGAAGGCCTAGGCTTACCTGATTATGATAAATCTAAGCCTAATACTAAATTCTTACAAATGCCTAGCCCGGATTCAGCAACACAAGATCTTAAAACTGATGGCGAAGAAGGAGCAGGAATTGCAGGTCCTACAAGACCAAATAATTACGGGCAAGGCGGAGGAGAAGGAGGAAACACTTTAGGATCACGTCATGATCCAGGCCATAGCTATGCACCAGCAGACTATCAAGGTAGACCTTCATTACAAGGTGCCGGTAATACAGTCTCGGCACCTCCAGTACCACAAGAAATAGCTAGCACACAAGCGCAGAGCAACACAACAGCCTCAGGATTGCCCCAAGTAACTGCTCAAGTTCCATCTATTGCAATCCAAAAACCTGAACAAGCACCAAGCATAGATCTCCCAGAATTGCCCCAAGTAACTGCTGCCGCAGCTAGCCAAGAAAATCCAGTACCAACAGTTGACGTTATCTATCCAGCTCAACAACAGGAGCTGTCAGTCGCCGACATGCCGGAGATCCCCAACCCGTTGCAACAACAAGCACAAGCTCAAGCCGCTGAGCAACCAACTGTTGCTGCTACAGCAACCCCTCGGTTAAACGCAGAAAAGCCGAAACCGGAGACACCAGATAGACCTCCAATTGAAGATACATTAAGTCAATCACGATTAGACGTACCACCGATTGATGCAGAAGAAGAACCGTCACAAGTAACAATTGACGAACCAGCAGCAGCAGAAAGGCCAGGCATGAATTACGCAGACATGATGCAAGATTTAAATTTCCAACCTAATGCTGAATTGCTAGACACGCCTACGCCTTCTGATGATGAAGAAAGCCAAACTCCAATACTCCCTTCAGATCCTTTAGCTAATTACAACCGATCAGAGCTACCTTCTGTTCCTGAGTATGAATTGCCAGTTTCAATACACCAGTATGATCCACTAAATATACCTAAACCTGATGCAGACGAAACAAGTGAGGAACCTTTAGAATATAGACCTCGTATTAGACCCGGATTATCTCAAGCAGAATTAGAATTACCGCCTATAGAATTAGATCCAATTACTGGCGAACAAGAAATTAAAGTCGAAGAAGATAATTTCCCTCAAATTGCATCTGCTAGCCAAGTAGGTTATCTTGCAGCCCTTGCAGCAGCTCAAGCATTAATAGCGTTCAAAGTTAACAAAGGTACTACTCTACAAACTGTAGCAAACAAATTAGGTATGAATGTTAAAGAGGTAGCTGCACTCAACTCTGATTATAAACCAGCTGAAGGTGGTAAAATTATAGTTCCTGAAAAATTTGCCAAGGAAGCAAAAATAAAAAATATTATAACTCAAGAACTAATAGACGAAAACAAAATACAACAACTTAGAAAAATAGCTAACGGAGAAATTGAGTTACCTGGAAACGATATTGAAACCCAAAAAATAAAAAAACAAGCAAAACAGTTGCTCCTAAAACTAGAAAAACAAAAAATAAATTCTAACATTGTTGCAAAAGCAGTTGGCTCAGATCTAACAGGGTTTACTCAAGATAGTATGACAGTATTAGATAGAGCAGATAGTAATGCTATTGATGATATTATACAAAAATCACATGGATCAAGTAAAGTTAAACCAACAACCGGTAGTAGTAAAGTAATTGATTTTAATAGAGCTTTATCAAATGCTAGAGGTGTAGACTCGGGAGTAAAAAATGAATTAAGGAGAATGAAACCTGCAGATATCTTAAAATTTGATAAAGCAATTAAAAAACCTACAACAAAAAAAGGAATCGAAGAATTTGTAAAACTTTTAGCAAAACAACTTAAAGTTCCAGCAACAAAACTTATAGGAAAATTAGCTCCAAGAATGGTAGCAGGAGCAGCAGGAGGATTAATAGGAGGACCTTGGGGGGCAGTAATTGGTGGTGCAGTTGCAATAGCTTCAGCACTTATGGTAGATGAATTGAATAAAGGCGAAGATTTAGAACTTCGGAACAGAGATGCAGATGATGTGTCTAGGATAATAGAAGACCCTAATAAAACAGTAGCAGAAAAACGAGCTGCATTAGAAAGTTTAGGCGGCGGTTGGCAATGGGAAAATTTAGATGAAGATCCTGCTATGCCAATTGTACAATACTCCGGAGAGCAACCTACTATAGCAACAGGCGAATCTATAACATCTTTAAATCTTTTAGATCTTTTACACGGTCCATATGCTAAAAAGGATGTTGATGCAATAATTGATCAAGCAGAAACATATCTGTCGCAACTTAAAAGTGCTTTAAATATGCCAAGAGCAAACAGACGCGGTTGGAAAAAGGATTTTATGAAAGAAGAAATCCCCAAAGTTAAAGATGCTATTGCAAAGCTTAAAAAATGGAATGACAAATACATACCAGAATCAAGATTAGAGGCGTATAAAAAATACTACAATACACGAATAAATTTACAAGATAATAAAAAAGAAGATGATGAAGGTAGACCAAGTACAATTACAATCTCAGGTAAAACAATTGATAAACTAAACGCAGCTGTCGAATCAGGTAATAATGAAGATATAATTCAAATAATTGACCAAAGGGTAAATGAAATATTGTCTCAAGTAAAAGATGCAACTGCTAGTTTATTACAAGTAAAAATACCATGGGAAAAAGGTGTAGAACTGTATAAAGAAACTAAAAATGCACTTCTAGATATGGTTGCAAAATTTGTTGAAGAACACAGAGACAAAGATGTTTCTGATATTGTACAAATTAGATTCGATAGAGAAAGTAAACAATTACAAGCTAGATTAATGGCTTTAGCACCATATGCAACGGAAAAATCTGCTCCAAGCTTTAAAGCACAAATTGCAGGAATACAAAATAATTTAATGGATCCAAAGGATCCATCTAAATTTGACAAAAAGAATGGAATAGCTTATATAGATCTTCTAGCAACAAAATACAATATTCCAGTAAACGCATTACAAACTTTATATAAAATAGAAAGCAGTCAAGGGCAATTTTTACAGGGCGATTATGATGCAGGTGCAGCAAAATCAGTAGGAGGACTGCAAGTATGGAAAGGTGGAGCATTTGCTGATTACAAACAGTTGATAAATAATGATATAAGTTGGAATGATTTTAGAACTGATCATGCCTTATCAACTGAAGTTGGTGCATGGTATTATGATAGAATGTTGAAAGCAGTAAAAAATTGGTCCAAAAAATTTAAATGGAAGTTAACTAACAAAATTGAAATTTATGATAAAGATGGAGAATATTTTACAACTCTGAAAACTGGAGGTATTGCACCTGAACTTGTATTAGCTGCAATGATGTATAATGGAGGACCTAGCACAGTTGACGATGAAACAGGTAAAGTTTATTTAAAACAAACCGCCGCAGAAGCTAGAGCAGCAAAAAATGTTGGTGTCTATAGATATGCTCAAAAATTTATTAATAAATATTCTACCCCTATAAATGAAGGTAATAAAAAAATATTACTTAAACAAAAAATATTCGAAGCACGAGTAAAATTACGGAGTTTAAAAAATGTTAAAAGAAGCTAGTATGAATATATCGTTATCAGGCAACACAGGCAGTGAGGTCAACGAATTATGGTCAATTCTAAAAAATGCCGGAATGGAAAGTCCAAAAATTATGGCAATTTCCAGCGGGCCTCCGGAAGGTATGGACGCAGAACCACATATGTGTCCGGCTTGTGCAGCAGCTCACGGTGCTGATACACCATGTGGAGAAACAGTAGAAGAAGTAGACGAAGATTGGGATAACAGTCCTGACGAAGAATATCAAGATAGTGACTATATGATAAAAGATCTATCTGGGGGTATTAATAGGTCTAAAATTCATGCAGCTTTAAGAGCGAAGGATCCCGCAATTACGTTTGAAAATTATAGGAAAAATTTAAAAGATAAACTAGAAGAAACATATAATAAACTTACTGAAGCAGATGACGACTTTTCATTAGATGACGTAATGGGCGATGCTATGAAATCTAGGATTGCAAAAATAGATAGATTCATGCCAGGATATAATTCAATGAAGGTGTACGACTACATGAGGAATTCTGTAGGTGGTGATGATGCAACCTTAGCCAAAATGATAGATTGGTATGATAAAAATACTGATGCATTTGTACGGGCATTGGTATCAACAGGTGAGTTTACAGAAAAGCATATAAGAAAGCCTCAAGGCATACTTGGGCAAATGATGAAACAAGCATTGAAACTAGGCGAAAATGGAATGCAAGATTGGAATCAGACAGCCAATTATATTTATAACCAGGCCCTACAAGATGCTGAAAAGAAAAAACAACAAGGTGTCGGACAGCAACAAGATGTAAAAAATCCTAATAGAGTTAGCAGAACCCAAACAACGACTACCGGTCCTGATGGAAAAACGCAATCTCAAGACAATTATAGCCCTGAAGAACAAGAAAGATTAGGGGATATAATGGCATCATTAGACCGATATTGGGAGGAAGATCCTAAGACAGGAGAATTAGTAAACCCAGAAATTGCAAAATATGTTAGTAAAGATGTAGCCAGGATCTCCAAATTAACCAAGCAAAGACCCTCATTGGCGCAATTGCAAAGACAACAGCGTAATAGGCTTGCTGCAGATAGGATACTGGGCAAGGAAATTTTAAGAAAACAGCAGCAAGGCGAATCAATTTCTACACAAGTTAGGAACGAATTCAAACAGCTAGAAGAGGAAGGTTTTCAGTCTTGGCTGCAGAACAAATACAATGATGCATCGAACGCAGTGCAAAACGTTGGAAGGAATGTATCTCAACAAGCTCAAAATTTTGGAAGGAATGTAGCTCAACAAGCTCAAGACGCAGGATCAAATTTAGTAAAAAAGGTAGATGACAGAGTTGGCCAGGTAGCAAAAAAAGTATTTGGTCCAGGGCCGGATTCTCCTTCAAAAAAATATCCTGGTATAACGTTAGCACAGGAAAAGCAGTTAGAGCAAGATTATGATGCATTCTTAAATCAACCAAACGTTAAAAAACATTGGGAAGATTTGTTTCCGCAAGGGCAAGCGTCCTTTAAAAAGCAGTGGTTTAAGAAATTTAGTAAAAGATGGATAGAGTTAAACGGACAACAAGCACAAGGTGGACAAGCACAAGGTGGACAAGCACAAGGTGGACAAGCACAAGGCGGAATACAAAATAAAATGCAACAACCTATGCCAAACGAACCATCGCAGTATGTTAAACCTGCAGAACCTGTTCAAATAGATCCACAAGATCAGGCAGCCTGGGAGCAAGGGCAAATGCCAAAATGGTGGCCACGAAGAGATATGGGGGGCCAAACACAAGAATTTACTGGTAATGCATTCACTCCGGAAAGAATGAAACAATGGATGCGAGCTGTAGACGACATTGTAAAACAACCAAGAGTGAAAGATCCTAAAACAGGAAAGCCGGGGAGCTATTTTATGTGGAATGGGAATGCATATTTTAATAGTGCTAGACAAGGTTTAGGAGGTGGTTTTTATAACATCACCCCAAATAGTGGCCCCCATTCAAGGAAACTTTACACTGATTTGATGCGACACATTGGGTTAAAAAAATAGTAAAAATAACTCGCAATACTTACCATGAGTAAATCTTTAGATGGCGTAATAACTAAAAAAGCCAATCAAACAGAGACTTATACAAATGAACAGATTGAGGATCTTGCAAAGTGCATGGATCCTCAAGATGGATATTTATACTTCGCCAAAAATTTTGCATATATTCAACATCCAGTAAAAGGTAAACTACAGTTTGATCCTTACGATTATCAAGTAAGATTATTTAATACTTACCATAATCATAGATTTAATGTAAACATGCTCCCACGACAAACAGGAAAAACTACTTGTGCAGCTATCTATTTAACATGGTTTGCAATGTTTAATCCTGATCAAACTATATTAATTGCTGCTCATAAGTATACAGGAGCACAAGAAATTATGCAACGGGTAAGATATGTATATGAGTGTTGTCCAGATTACATACGTGCTGGTGTCACCAGCTATAACAAAGGTAGCATAGAGTTTGAAAATGGCTCTCGTATTGTAAGTGCAACTACAACAGATAATACTGGTAGAGGTATGAGTATATCTTTATTATATTGTGACGAGTTTGCTTTTGTTGCTCCAAATATTGCAGAAGAATTTTGGACTTCAATATCACCTACACTAGCAACAGGTGGTAGGGCAATTATAACTAGTACTCCTAATTCAGATGAAGATACATTTGCAACAATTTGGAAACAAGCTGAACAAAAATTTGACGAACATGGAAATGAAACTGAACTAGGCATAAATGGATTCCATAGCTTTACTGTAAGATGGAATGAACATCCTGATCGCGATGAAGAATGGCGTGATGCAGAAATGGGCCGAATTGGAGAGGAACGATTCCGCAGAGAATATGGTTGTGAATTTTTAGTTTATGACGAAACATTAATAAACAGTATTACTTTAGCTTCAATGGAAGGTTCTAAAATTATTATGAATATGGGTCAGACTAGATGGTACAGCCAATTAAATCCTGATGCAACCTATGTAGTAGGCTTAGACCCAAGCATGGGAACAGGGGGAGATTATGCAGCTATTCAAATAATTGAATTACCTACTTATAAACAGGTAGGCGAATGGAGGCATAATACAACTGGAATTCCAGGCCAAATAAGAATTTTAAAAGATATATGTGATTTTATAGCGCAAAAAGTAAATGTTGGGAATTTGTATTGGAGTATAGAAAATAACTCCATAGGAGAAGCAGCTTTGATTGTTATCAATGATTATGGAGAAGAAAATATAAAAGGACTTTTTGTAAGTGAACCTATAAGGAAAGGTCATGTAAGGAAGTTTAGAAAAGGATTTAATACTACTCATGGATCTAAAATTTCTACTTGTAGTAAACTGAAAACGTTAATAGAAAATAAAAATTTTCAAATATCTAGTAGTGCTCTCATAAGCGAACTAAAAAATTATGTAGCAACCGGAACATCTTACAAAGCAAAGTTAGGAGAAAGCGACGATTTGATCAGTGCTTTATTATTATGTATTAGAATCATAACTGTGTTAAAAGATTGGGATCCTCGGATATATAATACTTTTAAAAGCATGGAAGAACAAGAAGATTATGTAGCACCAATGCCTATACTAGTAAGTGGTTATTATTGATAAATAAATTTATGGAAGTAAAAAATTATAATGTAAGCGAAGACTTATTCAATAAAATTAGAAGTAAATTTCCTTCAGTAACATTAGGCAACGAAGAGGGTATTGTTACAAGTGAGCCAAAAGAAGCAAAATTCTTTGACTTTGAATATATCGATAATGGAAAAGCTTTAGGTAACATAAGCATTTCTCTCTCTGAAACTGAATTAAGTATAATGTATTCTGAAAGTTTTCTCGGAGAAGCAGATGCATCTTCAAAAAAACAATGGTACAATTTTTTAAAAGAGTTACGTGTATTTGCTAAAAAACGACTACTTGACTTTGACGTTAGAAATATTACCAAATCAAATTTAGATAAAAGAGATTATAATTTTTTAGCAAACAGATCTAAGGATGTAAACATGACGGAATCAAGAATGTACGGGACAACTAAAAATAGTTATCAAGATATTGGATCTGCAAGAATTAACATTAGACATGCAAAACCAATTAATCAGGAATTAGCAGCTGGACGTACACAATTCATAGAAAATATTTTTATAGAAAACAATGACGGAGAAAGGTTTAAATATCCTTTTAAACATATAAATGGTGCTAGAGCAATGGCTATGCATATCTCAGAAGGAGGCTCTATTCATGATGAGTTTGGTAAACACATAATTAGTTTAAGCGAAGAATTAACCAAGCTTAAAAAGTATAAAACATATGTAAGTAGATCAAATGTAGTAGCCGAAGGCCTTGCAGCATACACTTCTATAGTTAATAATAGAATATTAACCGTTAAAAAAACACTTGAAAATCTTCAAAAACAAAATAGATACAAAGAAATTTTAGAAGGCTTTATTGCTGAAGAATTACAAGAAGTACCAACAGAAATAGCAGCTAATTGGATAGATCAATTAACTGTAAAACAATTTAATGAAGAATTACAAGATGTATTTCCTTACATATACAAACTTATAAGTGAAAAACAAGCTGAAAAAATTACTCCTGATAATATTGTTGACGAAGTAAATGATGAAGAAGTAGAGGAAGCTGAAAAAGAAGAAGATACGTTTAATGAATTTGAAGAATGGGCAGAAAACATAGTAGATAGTGCGTTGTCAGAAGATGATTTACAACCTAAACAAAAAGTACCAGTTACAGAATTTATTCTAAGCATGTATGATAGAGAAACAGGCCAGTTTCCTAAGGGAGAAACTGCTGTCTTAACTGCTGTGGAAAAAGATTATGGAGAAAGTTTAATCAACCCGGCGAAACAATTTATCGAGGCTATAAATCAAAAATTCCAAGAATACAACGGTTATAACGCAGATAACGATGGTATAATCAGCGAAACGCCTATGCGATTTAAGGCTGTACAATCAGCTAACGGAGAATGGAAAGTATTTGATACTAAAACTAAGCAAGTTGTACACAAAGCA